GTGCTGACTGACAAGGAAATCCGAGCCGCCGAGCCGCGCGAGAAGGACTACCGCTTGGCAGACGGGCAGGGCCTACATCTGCAGGTCACGACGCGGGGAAGCAAGCTCTGGCGCTATCGCTACGAGTTCCCGGCCGGGCGGGAGAAGATGTTGGCGCTGGGGAAGTATCCGAGCGTCGGCCTCGGCGCGGCGCGGAAGGCCCGTGAGGCTGCGCGAGCTCTGCTGGACCAGGGGAAGGACCCGAGCGTGGAGCGCCGTGCCGCGCGGATCGAGGTGGCGGAGGCGAGTGAGAACACCTTCGAGGTTCTGGCCCGTGCGTGGATTGAGCGCGAGACCCCTCACTGGGTGCCGAGGCACAGGAAGATCGCACTCCGCAGCCTGGAGGCGGACGCATTCCCCGCACTGGGCAAGCTGCCGATTAACCGGATCACGCCACCGATGGTCCTTGCAGTTCTCCGCGCTGTCGAGAAGCGCGGAGCCGTCGATATGGCGGCACGCCTCCGGCAGCGGATGTCGGCTGTCTTTGTGTATGCCATCGCTGCCGGGGTAGGGGAGAACGACCCGGCCGCTATCGTCGCTGGCGCGCTGTCGAAGCGAGTGAAGGGGCAGCAGCCAGCGGTCGGCACGCTGGAGGATGCTCGCGCTGTCCTGGCCGCCGTAGAAGGCACCGGCGCCCTCGCCACCAGCCACTTGGCTCATCGCTTCCTTGCGCTAACGGCCGTCCGTCAGAACGAGATGACCAATGCGCGCTGGGAGGAGATGGAAGGCCTGGATGGGCCTGAGCCACTGTGGAGGATCCCGAAGGAACGGATGAAGGGGCGTGTCGGCGACAGGCGCGAGCACCTGGTGCCTCTGGCGCGGCAGTCGGTGGAGATCTTGGAGCAGGCCAAGCGACTGGCCGGGAAAAGCCCCTTCGTCTTCCCGAGCCATTGGGGACGCACAGCGTGCATATCGGCGATGACGCTGCTGAGCCTGATGAACCGTGCTGGCCTTGCCGGCAAGCACGTCCCGCACGGCTGGAGATCGTCCTTCTCCACCATCATGAACGAGGTGCACCAAAACGAGCACGACCGGGCCGTGATCGATCTGATGCTGGCGCACAAGCCGAAGACGGGGGTGGAGGCGGTCTATAATCGCGCCAAGCTCATGGCCCGCCGTCGCGAGCTGGCGCAAGAATGGGCCGACCTCTTGTTGGAGGGACGGCCGGAGGCGGCTGCGCTGGTGGGCTAGCCTCCTATGGTTCTCAGAACGTCAGCATACGGCTCTTGGATCGTGTAAGTTCCGTCCGGCGCAATGGTCTTGATGAAGGTGATGCCTTCTTTGGCAGAAGGTGTGATGGAGCAGATCTGCTCGATATTGATTGCCACCAGAAACCCATTGGATTGCTTGAACTGCACGAACCGAGCCACGCTCATCTCCCTGCGTCAGCCACCGGATGCGGTGGGGGCGCCCTCATCCTGACCGGCTCCAGGCTGTCGCGCCAGCGGGTGACCTCTGACTGCCGCCAGCGCACCTGTCCCCGCCCGACGCCGACTGCCAGCGGGAAGGTGCCCTCGGCCATGCGCCGGTAGATGGTGGACCGGGCTAGGCCCGTCTGCCGCTCCACCTCCGCGATGCGGATAAGGTAATCAACTTGGGCCTCAGCCACGGTTGGCCTCCTTGCGGAGCTTGGCGATCTCGATCACTGGCCGCCCTCCCCCTTCAGCCCTGGCGGCCCGGATACCGGGGGCGCCCCACTATTCCGCACCTGCACAAGAACCCGCGATCCGGCGCGCATGAGCGTTGACGTCGCCGCCCCAGGAGGCTGCACTGTTCGACATGGAGAGGGCCGACAATACCTCCGGCTTCCTATGACATCTCGTTCCTTGGACTTCGCACGGCCTGGACCGGCACGATCGACCACAAGTCGGACGTGCCGGTCCCCCTCCTTCTTGCCGTTCATGCTCCTTCTTCCGCCGCGGCGCGCAGCTCGATCAGCTCGCCCACGATCCGGTCGAAGGCCTTCCAGACCGGCTCCCCGGGGGCGCGTTCCCGGTGCACGAAGGCGCCGGCTTCACGCGTGACGTTCAAGGTCGCGCGTGTCCGGCCCGGCTGAGGCATACGCATCGCCAGCAGAGCCTTCTCCACCACCTCCAGCGGCAGCGTCAGCGTCTCCGCGATCTGCGCTGGCTCCTGGCCCTTCTTCCGCTCGCGGCGGATGGCGTCGACCAGCTCCTCCGACAGCCCGATGTCGGGCCGCAAGGCCTTTGTGCGGTGAGAGATCGTGCCGGCCGCCGGGGTCGGCGGGGTTCCGTGAAAGCTCATTCCCCGAATACCTCCCTGATCTTGCGGCGGAGCCGGTCGTCGCGGATGCGCGCCACCACGCGCGCTGCGACGTCTCCAATGCTGTTGAAGGGCTGTGGTGGTGGCGCCGGCAGCGCCCGGCAGGGGTCCTGCCAGAGGCGCCGGAAGGCCGGGTTCCTGTCCGGGTCGGACATGGCGGCGTAGCGCGCGGCGTCAGCCATGGCCGGCGCCTCCCGTCTCCACGATGGTCCCGCCACCGCAGGCTTCCGCGCCCGGGTGGCAGGTCGTGCAGGACCAGCCGTTCTCGTTGCCATACCAGCGCTGGCCTTCGCACTTGCCGCAGAAGGCGCCTCGGCCCGGGACGGCATCCGCGCCAGGCCAGCAGGACGGGCGCATCATGGCGGACCGCCGGCGCCCGGCCCCGGTCGGGTCGTGGATCTCCATGAAGTCAGGCGGCATGCCGCACCTTCGCCCGCCGAGTGTTCTCGGCGTCTACGATGTCGCGGGCGCGCTCCGTGATGGCCCGAAACTCTTTCTCCGGCATCGCCCTGGACACGAGGCTGACGATGAGCGCCCGCTCGCGAGCCTCGCGCTCTTCGCCCGCCAGTTCGCGGTCACCCAGATCCCACTTGAAAGGCCAGTGCCGAAGCAACTCCTCCACGACGAGGGATGCCACGTCCTGGGCCGCGATCTCGGGCATGCCCCTGAGCCGCAGCACCGCCGCGGCGACGTCGTGCGGAGTTAGGCCGTTATCTCTCAAGGGCGCGCGGCCTCCCTCCCGGACCTGACAGTCAGTCGCCATTAAGCCTTGAAGCGCTGTGGCCAGCCGGACTAGGGCCACCCCCGCTCGACCCGAGGACGAGATTTGATCCTGCAGCCTCTCAGCGGGCTGCGACGCATCCCCGGCCGCCAGCTTCGCCTGGACCCGCTTCTGGTCCCGCGACAGGATCGCAGCCGCGCGACGCAGATCGCGCGGAGACACATCGTACAGGTAGCGGCGCACCACCCTAGAGAAGCCGGCGCTCATCGCGTCGCCTCCCACGGAGGCGTCTCGCCGCCCTGGCGGTCAATGCCCATTTCCTCGATGCGCCGGGCCAGCAGCACCGCGTCGGCGGCACGCAGGGGCATCTGCTTTGTCAGTTGCTGCAGGTAGGCCGGCCCGCCAACCTCATCGAGGATGCCAGATCCATGCATCTGGATGGAGACCGCATCGGGCGTCGGCTCGACCGTGTTCAGTGCGAGCTGGTGCATGGCACACCAAATTGCGCGGTGAACCGGATCTGCGAAGTGCTCCGACGTCACCTGGTCGGCCAGTACCTCGAAGAGGGCTGGCTTCGTCAGGACGGCGCCAAGCAGCCGCTGCTCACCCTCTATATCGGACGGGGGCAGGGGCGGGTTCGCCCGTTCCCACAGGAATTGCAGCAGCTCCTCCTCCTGCTGGCGGCTCAGAGCCGCCTCACGGAAGTGCCCGAATGCGGGGGCGAAGCCGCCCTCGATCCGCAGCAGGACATGGCTGTCGCTCTGGCCGGGGCCGACGACGAGCCGGCCGAGCGAGATATCTCCGCCGCCCAGGTTGATGATGAGCGCATTGGCCATGGTCATGCGGCCTCCGGAGGGATCTGGCGCAGATGCGCCGGCTGGCGGGGACAGACGGGGTTGAGGCAGGCGCGCTCCGCGGAGGCGAAGCAGGCGCAGGTGCCGGGCTCAGGGACGGCCTGGGCGGCCGGGCCGATCGGGCCCGTCAGCTCGTAGTGGACGGCCACCACCTTCCGGACGCCCACGGCCGCGAGCAGGCGCGGGCCGGGGTGACGGTTGGCCTTCAGGGCCTCGTGCACTTCCTGCCGGGTAAGCCCGTGTTTCCGGGCGAAGGCGCTCTCACTCCCGGCTGTGCGGATCGCCGCATTCAGCCGGCCGAGAACGTCGGGAAAGGGGATCTTTTCGGTCACGTCCGCCCTCCGGACATGCGGCGGATCGGACGGTTCACGTCGGGGCAGAGAGTGAGCGGCTGCATGCTCACCTCCGCCAGGTCGTCGTCATCCTCTTCCGGCTCCAGGTCCTCGATGGCGGCTTCGGCCGCGTTGAGTTCGGCGATGATGCGATCGGCCTCGTCCAGCAGCCGCGCCTCGTGCTGTACCGCGAGGAAGACTTGAGCGGCCCCGTAGGGCGCGCCGACGACCAAGGCGGCGGTGGCGGCCCAGGCAAGGAGAGGGCGGGTCATCAGCGCATCCCCTCAATGCGCCGCTGCTCGGCCTCGTACTCCTCACGGGTGGCAAGGCTGTAGCGGTAGAGGCCTATGCGCTCGTCCCGCAGTTTCGCGAGGCCGCATTCACCATAAATGGCCTGGAGTGCGTAGTAGGCGCCCGCGATAAGGTTCCGCGCCGCCTCTGCCTTCTCGCCCACCTCCTTCGCCGAATATTCGAACAGGTCCAGGTCATCGATGTGCACGACTGCGCCGAGCATGCAGAGCATGGCGCCATGAACGCTGCTGGGGCGAGTGGTCTGCAGTATGGCCAGTAGCGCGTCGCGCCGAGCCCAGTACTGCGCGTCCATATGGTCGTTGACCGCATCCGCCAGATTGCTAAGGCCGGGCACGTGGTTGGCGATGATCTCGTAGGTGGCCTCGATCTCCAATATGTCGGGGATCAATGCCGCTGCGGGACACGCCGGCATCGCAGGCGTCTCTTCTCCGCCGAATAGCCGGATCAGATCGTTGACGAGATCCCAGGACCACGCCGCAGCCATGGTGTTCTCGGGCCTCTCGGAGCCGTCTTGCCGGCGCGCCTCGATCTTGGCGGCGCGGGCCTTGGCCACCAAGCCAGCGATAGTGACCGGGAGTGCGTTGCTGATGGTGTCGCGGCAGGCGGCGTACTGCTGCCAGATCGGACCATAGCCATCGAGGGTTTCCTCGGGGCCGTTGTTCACCTCGTCCATGCGTGCCCGGTAGTCGGCGCAGGCACTGATCAGCGCATCGTCGGCGCCCACAGTGACATCGACCGTGCGCAGCTCGTGTGGCTTCTTGCTGTGGAGGACGAGATAGGCGTGGGCCGCCATGAAGGCCTCCCACATGCTCTTGCCGATATCCTGGCTCATGATGACTTCGCGGCGGCAGCGCCGCTCCATGTATTCAAAGAGACGCACCGCCTCCTCGTTGGAAGCCGGCTCAGTCTTCGCTAGGAGCTTGCAGATGCGCGCCTCGGCGTTGTTCAGCTGCGTGAGGTCGCGGTTGGAGAGCGGCATGCGCGTCTCGTCCCGCCCATTCAGCGTGTCGAACATCTCCAGCAGGTCGAGAAGCGTGGTCACGGTGTGGCCCGCTCTCTGGCGGCTGCCGGACACCAAATCGCGGATGCGAGGGGCCGGGTCCCAGTGCTTGTCCCGCTCGGTCGCCGCAGCGGTGACCTTCACCCCCGGCGCGACCCGGAAGCCCTGCGGTCTGGGCACATGTTTCCTACCCGCCCCGGAGGCGGTATTGGTGCTCTCAGCCATCGGTATTGGCTCCTGGCCTCTTGCGTGGTGGCACGGGGTGCTGGTGGTCAGGCCGGATGCGGTGCTGGTAACGCCGCGTCCGGCCGCTCTGCCTAGGGTCACCCGCCCAGGCGGCGGGGTCTCAGGCGGTAGCGGCGGGCGAGAGGGCGAGCGCCAGGTCCTCTACGGACAAAAGGCGCCGCTCAGACGGAGCCGGCTGGATCGTCTCTTCCAGCAGCTGGGGAGAGGCATCCCCCGCAACCACAACGAAGGCGTAGATGCCTTGCGGGGTGCGCGTGGCGTGGAACTCGAACATGCTAGAGCAGGTGGCGGCCCAGGCGGCGTCCGGCTGATCAAGCAGATCGGCAGCCGTGTCGCGCGCCTTCTGCTCCAGCGCTTCCCTGAGGTCGAGGCCTTCTTCCTCGTACGGGTTCAGCGGCCAGACTGCCTTGCAGCAACCCTCGACGACGAACACGCCGCGCAGCTTGGGCGTGGTAGGGGTATCCATATCAATCTCCTGATGTGAAAGGTTCAGGCCGCCTCGGTTTGAAGGGCATCCACGACGTCCTCAAACCAGCGGAGTTGCGCGATCTTCGTCCCGTCGCTGCGGCTCTTGCCGGTCAGGTCCCAGTGGCTGAATGCCTCGCCCTTCTTCGTGGGCTTCCACTCGCCATCGGCTTCCTTCGTCTGGTAGCCGCGATCCTGCAGGAGCTTGTTCGCGACCTGGGCAGACTTGAGGCCCATGCGTTGCGCGATCTGTGTCGGGGTGACGATGGCGCGCTGCCTCGCCGCCTCAATGTGCGTGATGCCCAGCGCCTGCATCGGGTTCAGGCCGACCTCGGCCTGCGTCGCACGGGATGCCGCGAGCAGCGCAGTCGGCTCGTCCAGCCCGAAGCGCTTGGCCATGTTGACGAAGCTGTCGAGCGTTTTCTCGGCCGCCGGGGCGCGGAGGAAGTGAGAGGTGCTGGGCGCCGAGTAGGAGCCGGTCTTGCGGATGGTGGGCAGCACCTCCTCGAACACGAAGCGCTCGAAGCGCTCAGCCGCCGGGAGGTTGCTGCTGATGATGAGGCGGAGGACGTCGGGTTCGGTGAGGACCCGCGCCTTCTGTTCCCGTCCGAGAGCATCCACGATGGGGTGGTGTTTCACCACCCCACGGCAGTGCTGCTTCATTGCATTGGTTGCGTCGGCGTAGCCCAGCCTATCGGCCACATCCCGGCCAACGAAATGCGGCTCACCGCCGATGGTGACGACCCGGACCTCCTTCCCTTCAAAGGCAAAGGGGATCAGGGCGGGGGTAAGCTGGTCGGACGCGGTCTCGGACACGGGCGGCTCCCTGGGCGGGTGCCGCACAATCAACCGACAAGAGTGGTCATGTCAACCGCTAAAAGCGGTTATTGCGGCATCCTTGCTTGTCGCGCCGCAGGCCGGCACTCAACGGTAAATACCGACCGTTATGAGCCGGCAGATTGGTCGCGGTTGCGGAATTCTTCGCCCAGTTCAATTACCAGATCTACACACTCAGCTAGAGAACGCTTTGGCTTTCCGCCTTCGGTGCGCTTGCTCAAAGCGACAGCGACGGCCCACTCGGCACCTGCGCGGCCTAAGATGCGTGGGATTTCGTCCAAGGCGATTTTTTCGGTTTGATGGGCCTGCGCATATGCTCGGAATGCAGCCATCGTGATCTTTAGTCGTAGGAAATCTTCCTCCCGCTCGGCGTCATGTTGGCGAAGACTGTCAGCAGAAAGCGCTTCATCAATGACCATGCTCGGGGTAGTAAGATCAGAAACCGTAATGCCAAAGAATTCGCTCAACCGTTGAAGAGTTTTATACGAGGGGTGTGATTTCCCCGTCTCGTAGTCACCTACTACGGACTGAGAGATACCAATGGCGTCAGCAAGCTGCTTTTGTGACAGCTGGCGGTAACTTCGAAGCTCGGCGAGCCTTCGCGCGAAGGGCGGCCGATCGGCCGGACTAACCTTCGCTGGCCTGCCCCGTGTCATCGCCAAAAAACCGCTTTAAGCGGTTGCACCAGGCCCGCATTGCACCCCATAATAAACGTCATGAGCGATAAAACCTCACGTGTTGGGCTGGTCGTCCGCCAGTTTGGCGGTCAGACCGCCCTTGCTCGCCTGTTAGGCACTCGCCAGTCAACCGTCTGGGGGTGGGTCGCAAAGGGGCGTGTCCCTTCCGCCAGGATCCCGGAGATTATCGCTCTCGGTGCATCTTTGCCTGATCCTATCAGGCTCACGCCGGCAGACTTCTTTGATTTGAAGGCGTCCTCGCGGATGCGCGCCGCCGAAGCTGCTTCTTGATGCTGTTCTCGGTGACGGCGCCCACCCACCCCAGCCCCGGGTGCATTATCGCGATGGCCTCGCGCCCGTCCGCATGCGTGTGCACGACGGCTTCCCCGAGGTTGATCCGGCTGCCCTCGAACATGAAGGCCGTGCGCTTCGGCAGCATCGCGGCCCGGCAGGCAGCCAGTTCCCAGATCAGCGCCTCCACGCCGGCCGCGTCGAGCAGCACCGTCTCCGCGCCCAGGGCTACGCGGGACAGCATCCCGTCCTCGGCCACCAGGCACTCCACACGTCCCATCGTCTCGCTCATCGCCGTCTCCATGGCTGAGAGCGAGCTTCTCTCGCGTCCTCACGAACCCGTCACCTGGAAGCGATCCAGCCCATGAGCCCGAACAATCCGGACATTGCCTTCAAGACGCTGGCGCGCGTCCTGGTGGAGCGGGTGGGCGGCCTGGACGCAGCCGCAGCCTGCACCCGCGTGCGCCGCGCGCAGCTGGGCAACTACCAGAACCCGCAGCAGGATGACGCCTTCATGCCAGTGGACGTCCTGGCGAGGCTTGAGCTGGTGGCCGGAGAGCCGCTGCTAACCCGCGAGCTGGCCACCCGCGCAGGATGCGCCCTGGTGCCGGTGGAGCCTGTGCGCGAGGGCGAGCTGGCAGCGCTGCTCGCCAGGGTCGGTGCCGAGAGCGGCGCGGTCTTCACCGCCTATGCCGAGGCTCTCTCCGATAATGGAAGGGTCGATGCCCAGGAGCGGTCCGCGATCGCCCGCGAACTCCAGGACCTGATCCGGGCGGCCACCGCCGCGCTCGGCCATCTCCAGTCGTCGCCCGCCCCGGTCGGGCAGGGTGACCGGGGGGCAGCATGAGCACCACCCTGCTTCCCGCCAGAACCCGCGACGGCGGGTTCAGCGTCGCCGCGGCCCTGCAGGTCGCCGAGGAAGGTGACGAGCGCGTCCGGATCGACGTCGAGGGCGCCCGCGCCTGGGCGAAGGCCAACGGCGTGCACGCGGTGGATGGGCGGCTGGAGGTCGGCCGGGTCAACGCGCGCCGCGCGGAGCTGGGCCTGCCTCTTTTCCAGGTCGTGCGCGGCATGGCGGCGCTCCGCATGCCCCAGGACAGCCCCAGCCGGCAGGAGACGCCAATGCCCAGCCCGAGCACGGCCGCACTCGACCATGCGCGGCGGGAGGCTTTCGGGGCGGCCGCCGAGGGTAGTGCCGGGAAATCCGGCAATGAGGTTCTTGCTCCGGCGACAGAAACCTCCCCGCATGCCGGTATCCTGCACGGCGCCGAAGACCTCGCGCCCATAGCTGCCACCGAGGACGAGTTCCTGGACCTCGTCCTGACCTTCAACGGCACGAAGACGGGCCTTGTGACACCCGCCCTCGCCGGGTGGGCACTGAAGATCAACACGGCGAACCGGCCGATGAACCACAAGGCCGTGGATGCATTCGTGCGGATCCTGAAGGAGGGGCGCTGGCACCTCACGGGAGAGCCGGCCATCTGCAGCAAGGAGGGCATCCTTTCGGACGGGCAGCACCGCCTGGAGGCCATCCGCCGCAGCGGCATCGCCGCCCCGATGGACGTCCGCTTCGGGATCGCGCGGGCCGCCTTTGTGGCCACCGGCATCGGCACGCGGCGCACCGCCGGCGCTATCCTGTCCATGGCCGGCGAGCGCTTTGCCAGCTCTCAAGCCGGGATCGCGCGCCTCCTGGCCATGTATGACGCCGGGCAGATGGCTCGGTACAGCGGCCAGATTGAGCCGGACCGCCTGATGGAAATCGTCCAGGGTACGCCGGACATCCGCCGGGTGGCCGAGGTGATCCAGCGCCACCGCTTTGCGCCCGCGCGAACCGCACCCTTCGGCATGGTGCTGGTGGTCGCGCTCCGGCACCACCCTGAGGAGAAGGTGTTCGAGTTCGCCGAGCTGGTGAACAGTGGACGCGCGCCGGAGGAGACCGATCCGGCCTACCAACTGCACCTGCGCCTCCGCGACGCCCTGGGCCGCAAGGAGCGGATCGCGCAGATCGACGCGGCGGCGCTGGCCGTCATCGCCTTCAACGCCAGGGTGAGGGGCAAGGCGCTGTCCAGGCTGCACCTGCCGGACGCATCAAGAACGAACGAGGGTTTCCCGCGGGTGGTGTTCGCATGAGGCTCGCCGACCAGCTGACGGCTATGGCCCGGCACAAGGGCCACCCATGCCGCGAGGACTTCGCCAGGGTGGCGGAGGTGGTGCGCGCTGCCGAGCGCTACGAGATCATGCCGGCGGCCGGTGCGGCCATCGGCAGTGTCGGAAGGCGCGACGCAAAGCACCTGCGGAGCGTGCGCGCGCTGGCGCGATCCACGGCATATGCCATCTGGGTCGAGTGGGAAGGCACCAGTGGCGCCTTCTACGGGCAGCAGGAGCCCTGCGCGACCGGAACCATCAAGCCGGACCGTTGCGGCTTCCTGATCGAGACTGATGAGAGCTACCAGCGCGGGCAGATCACGCAGTGCTGGGTGGCGGCCAAGGATGCGAAACGGGCATTCTTCGAGGTGTCTCCGATCTGCGCGGTCTTCGACTGGCGGGACCAGCCCGCCCCTGTCCCTTCGATCTTCCCGCGCAATCCGAACCGTCCGCTGTTCGGCAGCAGAGGCCCGCAGACGCCACGCGAGCATCGTATCGCGGCCCAGGTCAGCACGCTGACGTCGGATGAACTCCGGGCGGAGGAAGACCGGATCGGGTTCATCAGCAACCATCGCATGCAGAAGCTGGAGGACTTGCTGGATATCGGAGCGCGTCAGGACCCGGTCGGGAATGCGCGACGGGTTTGCTCCATGATGGATGACTGGGTGGGCGAGGTGAATTTCGCCTACGCGATCCTGGTAGGCCTGAACTCGCCAGAGATGCTGCGCGTCGAGCCGCAGGAAGACTTGACCGTCACGAACAAGGTTCGGCGGCGCCTGGGGCGGCCGGAACTGCTTCCGTTCTCGATGGTGAGGGCCTGCGCCTGATGGCTCGTATCAGAAGCATTCATCCAGAACTCTTTACGGACGAGGCGTACATGGCGTTGTCGCTGGTGTCGCCGGTCGCCTGCATGGCTCTTCCCGGGCTTTGGACGCACGCGGATGACCAAGGGGTCTTTGAGTGGAAGCCCCTGACCCTGAAGGCCCGCATTTTGCCGGCCCTGGCCGTCGACTTCGCGGATATCCTGGCGGCGATGGCCGAAGCTGACCTCGTCAAGCGGTTCGAGGATGACGGCCGCCCCTACGGAGCCATCCGCAACTTCGTCCGGTTCCAGCGCCCCAAGTGGCCGAAGATCCTGTTCCCTCTTCCGAACAATCTGTCACGGTACGTGGGCATCGATGACCGTGACACCCCCCGTGACGGGCGTGACGTCACGGTTTCGGACCGTGACGCCGGGGGGAATGGTCACGCTTCAAGCGTGACATGTCCCATGATGTTCTCTCGAGACCTGACGGCGACCGAGAGGCAGCGCCGGAAGCGCGAGCGTGACAGGCAGAACAGCCGTGACAGCGGGGGGAATAGTCACGCTGACGGTCACGCTTCATCCGTGACAGATGTCGAGTGTCACGGATCAACCGTGATTTCGACGGACATGTCACGCCAGGGGAGAGGAGAGGAGAGTAGTAAGAAAGAGAGCTTCGCTCTCTTGTCCGATCAGGGATCGGACGCGTGCGATCCGGCTCCGCCGGTTCCTCCCCAGCGCAAGACCCGGAAAGCGGCACGGCTAGAGCCGGAGGGGTTCGCCGAGTTCTACGAGGTCTATCCGAGGCACGAGGCCCGGAAGGACGCGGCGGACGCGTACCGGCAGGTCGTGGGTGAGGCGGGCGGCCCGGAGGTCCTGCTGGCCCATCTGCGCCGGTTCCGGTTCAGCCAGGATCGTCAGTTCGTCCCCCTTGCCGCCAGCTGGCTCCGTGGTCGCCGATGGCAGGACGAGCAACAGCCCAGGGTCGTTGCGGCTGGGCCGGCTCCCAAGGTGGACGATCGCTACTTCGACCGCGACCCCCGCGAGGTCGTGGCCTTACCGAAGCCACCGACCGGCACCCTCGAATGGCGTGCCTGGACCGACGCCGCGGTTGGCCGTCGGACCCCTCTCCCCGGAACTCAGAGACACGTCCCGATCGCATGAGCACGCCTGACAACCTCCCCGAGCTGCTGGCCGAGCAGGGCATTCGGCTCAAGAGCTACGCCCCTGGCCGAACCGAGCGCCTGCGCTGCCCACGTTGCGACGGCGGCAAGTCCCGCGAGGACTGCCTGGCCGTTACCATCGATCAGGACGGCACGGGCGCCGTCTGGATCTGCCACCGCGGCCACTGCAACTGGACGGACGGTGTGAAGATCGCCAGCCATGACGCGGGCGCCTGGCGCCGCCAGCAGGCGCCGGAGACGCCGGTCCGCGAGCCCACGCCCCACACGCCGGAACAGCAGTCCCGGCCGGAGGAGATGTACCGCTGGTTCAGGGCACGCGGCATCTCGGCGGAGACGGTTGACGCCTTTGGCTGCTACGTGACGCGGAAGGGCTTCAAGGTTTCAGGCGAGTGGGTGGAGAAGTCCGCCATCGTCTTCCCGTACCGCTTCGGCGGACGCTTGGTGAACCGCAAGTACCGCTCGCCCGACAAGGATCTGATGCAGGACGCGCAGCCTTTGCCGACCCTGTTCAACATCGACGCGGTGGAAGCGGACGATCAGGTGATCTGGGTCGAGGGCGAGCCGGATGTGATGGCGCTGCACGAAGCCGGCTATCCGCAGGTGGTGAGCCTGAAGGACGGGGCCAGCAAGACCATCCGGGCGGAGGATGACCCTCGTCGGAAGGACGAGAAGCGGTATGCAGCCCTGACCACCCATGCCGAGCGCCTGAACAAGATCGAGAAGTTCATCCTGGCCGGGGACATGGACGAGCCGGGGAAGGCTCTGCGGGAGGAGCTGGCACGTCGTATCGGCCGTCATCGCTGCTGGTTCGTAACCTGGCCGGAGGGCTGCAAGGATGCCGGCGATACCCTGCGCGACCACGGCGCCGATGCGGTGCGGGCCTGCATCGAGGCGGCACAGCCCTATCCGATCAAGGGCGTCATGCGGATCCAGCCTGGGCAGCTGGTAGAACTGCGGAACCGCGGTCGGCCTCCGGTGCTCACCACGGGCGCCGAGGCGACCGACAAGATCCTCAGCCTGCCGGGCGAGGGCCGGATCATCATCATCACCGGCATCCCGAACCACGGGAAATCGTCCTGGGGTGTGTTCGTGAAGGCCCACCTCATGCGGCACCACCAGCGCCGGTTCGTCGTCTTCAGCCCTGAGATGGAGCCCTGGGAGGAGTACGTGGCGCAGACGGCCGCCGTCCTGTTCCGCAAGCCCTTCTGGCACACGCCAGGTTACGAGGCGATGACGAACGAGGAGATCAACGAGGCGGAGCAGTGGCTGCACAGCCGCATCGCCATGCTGGTCTCCGATCCGGAAGAGGAGGATCAGGCGCCGACGCTCGACTGGATCCTGGAGCGCGCCCGGCTGGAGGTGATGCGCTCGGGTGCGACGGATCTGCTGATCGATCCCTGGAATGAACTGGAGCATCAGCGCGGAGATCTCAGCGAGACCGACTACATCGGCCGATCCCTGCAGCGCCTCCGTGCCTTCGGACGCCGGCATGGGTGCAACGTGTGGATCGTCGCGCACCCGACGAAGCAGTTCCCGGCAAAGCCGGGCGAGAAGCTGACCCCTCCGAACCTCTACTCCATCAGCGGCAGTGCCAATTGGAACAACAAGGCGGATCTGGGGATCACGGTGCACACGGAGGATCGTGTCACACAGATCCATATCACCAAGTCCCGCTTCTCCCGCTGGGGCCGGCGCGGCGACATGGCCGAGCTGGAGTTCGACGTCCCGACCGGCGTCTACACCAACGCTTCCGTGCCGCTGCCGGGAGAGGGCGAATGAGCGGCGATGCGGCCGACCGCGAGCGCGCCCTGAAGGTGCGCGCTGCTATCGCCCAGGGGGCGACGATCACTCAGCACCGTGGCGGCATAATCGCCATGTCGGTGCCGGGGCGCGAGGGCACGCTCATCACCTCCGGCGACGAACTGAGGAAGATCATTCCGGGCTGGCCGCGCGCGGATGAGGGGCATGTGATTGGGAGAGCGCGATGAGCCGATCGATGAGCGATGCGCAGCTGAAGGACGAGGTCCGGAACCGGGTGCTGAAGGATCCCGGCTACGCCATCGCCTGGGCGCTGCTGGAGGTGGCGGAGCAGCAGAACCGGGTCGCCACGCAGCTCAAATACCTGGGCACCGGCAACGCGGCTACCGAGATGGGCGCCGTGGAGTTGCTCGCGAAGGAGCTGAAGGACGGGCTGGCCAATCTTGCCATGGCCTTGGAGGACCGCGGGTGAGCCACATGCAGCGCCCCGCCCCTCCCGACATGTCCCCCGAAGGCTTGGCACGGCGGCAGGCTCGGCTGGCCCGTGCCGAGGCGGAATTCACCCGTGCCCGCGCGGTCGCCGTCGCTGACGCCCACCCGGGCAATCCGGACCCGTTGCTGGCCGGCGCGGACCTGGGGCCGGCACACCAGCGGCGGAGCCGACGCCTGATCGCAGTGGATGCGGTGGACCCAGCCCAGCCGAAGGGTCCGCGCATTCGTCGTGCCCGGCTGCGTGACCCCCTCCGGCGCATGGTGAAGACGGGTGCGATCGACTACCGCCTCTACGTCGCGGCTGACGAGTTCCGGGAGGACCTGGACCGTGCGGACGGCGTCAGGGATCAGGCCGAGGCGCTGGCCCGCGCCTTGTCTCGTATGGCGACCGGCCTGCCTGCCCCGCCGCCCCGTCACCCTCACACCCACTCCAACGAGGGCGCGCCGGGCCAGTGGGCGGCCCAGCAGCGCGTGCAGCGGGCGTGGCGGCAGGCCATTGGGCTGGTGGCCGCCGGCGTCTTCCATTGGGTGGTGATTAGCCGCGGCACGCTGACCGACTACACGAAGGTGAAGGGGCTGCGGAACGGTGCGGCCGGCGTCACTCTCAAGGCTGCGCTGGAGCGGCTGGCGGACTTCTATGGGGTGGGCGACGTAACCCCTCCGCCAGAGTGGGAAGCCGAAGAGAATGATGCTTGACGGCGGGGAGGCAAACGGGGCAGAAATTGTTACGCTTCTCCGAAGCTTTGCCTCGGGGTCCACTGGACTGCCGGGGCGCTTCGTTTCGGGGATTTGTCAGCACGGATGCGGATAGCATCCGCTAACCGTTGCTGGTAGTTGGCGTTAACGCGTCACACGTAGCCTGGTGTCCCATGTCTGACCCAGCAATCAGCACCTATCACGCTGCACATGAGCCCTCGGAGGTTCGTGTTCTCAAGGTGGGTCGTGGGAAGGCCTCATGGCACTGGATCGTTCAACGCGGCAGTAGAGTGCTGGCGCAGTCTGTCCATGGTTATAAGGGGGCAGAAGAGGCCTTCGAGGCCGGGCGTAAGGTTATGCAGCAGAAGAAGTGAAGCCTTCGCTGTCACAAATATTCTCTAAGCGCCCGGAGCCGGCTTACGGCCCGGGCGCCGCGCGCTTCAGGCCCCTACAACATCGATGGGGACAGGCTTGTAGGCGCGATTTACTCGCCTCGGTGGATTGGCAGTTTGCCAGTATCTAACCAAAGGTCGATTGCCCTCACGGCTGCACCCAGATGGGTCAGGCCGCCCCATGCTGCCTGTGGGGAGCCGCTGTGACTGGTCAGGCTCACGACGAAGTTCGTGCCAGCGCTATTAGAATGGATGGTGGCGCCCCGGTATTCGTAGATGGGGCCGGACGTGCCAGATGCAGGGGTAATCAGGCGAGGCTGGGGCCTCGACGGGGAGTTGGTAGGCATCGCTGCTCCAGAAGGGGCTGAAGCGAGTGGTTTCTGCTTCGAGCGGCCCGCAAGTGGTGTGTGCCCGCAAGTGGTGTGTGCTAATGGCCGTTGCTGGGCGACAACAAGATATTTTGGCCATACGTGTGGCGGGCTGCCACATTCGTGCCTCTGCCTTAGAGGGCCGGGGTTATGGTGGCACGAAAGCACATCGACGCGCTTCCGTCGAAGAGCAGGGTGGTGGTGGAGAGACAAGGCCGTGTTTCTGTGCGCTGGCAGTGACGCATCATGATGGACGGCAAGACGGTGGCCACGAGCCCGAGGTCATTCCAAGGCAGCGGGGAGGCGCTCGAGGCTGGGAGGGCGGAGCTGAAGCGCTTGCAGTCAAGCTCCAGTCGCTCTGAGGTTCCTTAGCGCTGCCGTCCGTATCACCGTTCGGGGTCGACAAGCCGAAGAGGTGGTAGCTTACCCGTGTCCAGCCAGGCATCCACCAGCCGGATGATCTGCTCGATATCGGCGATGTTCCCCCACCCTCTTGGGGGAAAGCCTCCCAAGGTGAACGAGTAAGCAGTTCGCTGAAAGTTCGCCTGAATGATAGAGCCCCGATACTCGTAGGTCGGCCCGCCCATCGGTCCCCAGAGGGAGAGGACGCGTAGGCGGGGGTTACGGGGAGGGTCGTGGGACATCTGAGGAGCGTAGCATGGCGAAGCCAAGGCGCGCCCTCCCGCTTCTCAGGTCCAACCGCCCAAAGATTGATCGTCCGCTGGTGGCTTGGACCGGCAAAACTGTTCTCGCATGCGTTCCAGGGTGTCCCGAAGTTCCTGCAGAACAGCGGCCGTCGTGGAAGCGTCCTCGGGCGAGATGTGGGTGTTGAAGCTGGCGAGCAGTCGTTCTTGCTCGGCGAGATGAGCCTCGACCGCCTGAAGGAAGCGCTCGGTCTGCGGCGCCGGCTCCTTACTGCTGTCGTCGTACTTTTTGCGCTCCGGCATCGGTCAGCGATAACATCTGGCTCAGGGGAAAGCTGCGCCGTCTCCTTACCGTGATCAGGCAAGCGCGGTTGGTAAAGGCCAGGGAGGCGCCATGGCGAAGCCGGTCCTGACCGTCATCGCTGGCGGCCCCGACACCGGCAAGTCCCTGATCGCGGAGGCGCTGGTCGCTTACCGTGGCCAGGCGATGATTGCCCGGGACCATGTGCGTGACCTGCTGCGCCACCCGGTGGACGAGTGGCACATCACCCTTGCCACCTTCGGCATGGCCCGGGAGCTGCTCCGGGCTGGCGTCAGCGTCTGCGCTGTCGGCTTGAACTTAGAGCCTGCGGACCGTGCCGGGTGGCTTGCGGTGGCCCGGGAGACCGGAGCGGATTGCCGCTGGGTGCAGGTGGAGGTGGCGGCATGATCGAAATCAGCGCGGTCGCCAACAGCGCCCATGCTCGGCGCGTGCTTGGCAGTGCGGTGCGCCAGTTGCCGTTCGTCACCGCCGCGGCCCTGACCTCGGTGGTCAAGCTGGCCCAGGTGGCGGAGCAGAGGGCTCTGCCTTCCGTGTTCGATAAACCGACCCCGTTCACGCAGCGGGGTATTGGGGTGCAGACTGCGACGAAGGGCAGCCTGCGAGCTGCGGTCTATGTCCGTCCCCAGCAGGCTGCGGCCGGCCTTCTCCTGCAGGAGACCGGCGGCATCAGAACGCCCAAAAAGCGGGCACTGGTTACGCCGGCAGGCGCCAGGCTGAACCAGTACGGCAACCTGCCGCGGCGAGGCGTGAAGAACATGCTGGCCCGGCCGAACGTGTTCAGCGGCATGGTCAAGGGCGTGCCGGGCATCTGGCAGCGTCCGGCGAAGCAGAAGGGGCGGCAGGGCTCGAAGCTCAGCCCGAAGCTGCTGGTGCGGTATGAGGACGAAAAGGCGGTCACACCGCGCTTCGGCTTCCTGCCGAGGGCGGAGAAGGTGATCCGGGCCGCGATGGCCCCGGCCTTCCGTGAGGCGCTGGCCCGGGTTCTCCGGTCGGCGCGCTGAACCTTCGCTGCACTGCCGAAGTGCGTATAGCCCGTGAAGGGCGCACGAAAATGAATGCGCACAGTGCATGACGCGGCGAAGTGCCCGCGTGGATTACATGGGTCCTTCCCGGGCCCCTTACGAGCCGGGGGTATTTCGCACCCCGGCTCTCGCGAGCGTCTGACCTGAAAAACGCTGGACAACAACATTGAGGTGCCCGGATGAGCGCCGCGCTCGCGGCTGAGCCGCAGAAGCGCACGCGCAGCGCATCGAAACCTGCGGAAACGCCACCGCCGCCGAAGCCGCGGATCGTGAACAAGCGAGACCTCTGTCGCGAAGCCGGGATTTCCCGGACCGCCCTGGATGAGCGCATTGCGCGCGACCCGCACTTCCCGGTCATCCGGCGCGGGAGCGGGAATGGCGATAGCTGGGAATTCGATGCCGAGGCCGCGCTGGAGCGTCTGGCGGAGGATCTGCCGAAGGGTGACGGCGACCTCTCGCCGAACCAGCAGTTCATGGCGCTGCGCGTGCTGCGCATGGAGCGCGACATGGCGATCGAGGCCGGCGGCCTCCTCATCGCCGAGCAGATGCGAAGCGCCCTGGCCCGCGGGCTGACGGGGCTGCGGAGGGAGTTCACGGGCGCCTTCGTGACGGATGTGGCGAAGGCCCTTGGCCTGACGAAAGAGCAGCAGCGCCTCCTGCGTGGGATGGTCGAGGATCGGCTCCGCACTTTCGTGGCGGGGCTGGCGCAGACGGGTCTGCCTGATGCTGATGAATGACCCGGGTCCGTTCGCTGATGCAGACGCCCTGGTGCTGGAGGCGTTCCAGGCCCTGATCCCGCCGGAGCGCCTGGCGCTCTGGGACTATGCGGCGCGGAACCGATACCTGACGGATGGCATCGGCGAAGAGGCGAAGCGGTTCGACGCGTCGAAGGTACCTTACCTCGAAGGGCCGTCAAACGCCCTGACCTCGGGCCTCTATACTACGGTGGCTCTGCCCGGGCCGGGCCAATGCGCCAAGACGACGGTGGCGGAGAACTGGCTGCAGCTGTCGGTCGAGACCGACCCGGCCAGTTTCCTTTGGTACATGCAGACCCATCCGGGCGTGCAGGGCTACGTCAAGAAGCGCATCGAGCCGATGATCCGGGCGCATCCTCGGATGGCCGAGCGCCTGGGCACGGACCCCTCTGCCGACAGCATCGCGTTCAAGGACTTCGGCGCCATGCAGGCCGAGTTCCTGAGCTTCACCAAGAACAACCTCATCAACAAGAACGCCGCCCGCATCGTGGCGGACGAGGTGGACAACTACATCCAGGACGTGGGGGCGGCGAAGCCGGTCCTCGATATCCGCCGGCAGGTCTTCGGCGAGGACAGCTGCCTCTTCATGCTGTCCCATCCCGACCTGGCAGCGGGGATGGCGCCGGCAGGTTGGAACAAGGGCATCATGAGCGTGTACCGCGACAGCACGCGGTGCATGTGGTGGTGGCCATGTCCGCGCTGCGGAGCGTACAGCAGCCCAAACCCGGGCGCCTCGCGCTTCATGGCGCTCGAATATGACAGCGAGGCGCCGCTGGACGAGGTGCGGGACATGGCCCGCCTCCTCTGCCCTGTCTGCGGCGGGCTGATCGAGGACCATGAGCGCGAGGCGATGAACGCCGCAGCGCGGTGGATCGGGCTGGGCGAGGAAATCGACGCGGACGGGCGCGTGAGCGGGCGCCTTGCTCCGAACGACACCTACGGCGCCTGGATCGTGGGGGTGATGAGCCCCTTCGCGCATGGCGGGATCGGCGGCCTGGCTCGGGAGCGTGTCGCGGCAGAGCGGGAAACGGAACGCACCGGCGACGAAAAGACCGTCCGGCAGGTCGTGGTGAAGCAATGGGGCTTCCCCTTCGTCTCGCAGCGGAAGCTGGGCAGCGTGGACGCCGAGACCGTGGCCAGCCGGGCGGAGGAGGGCCTCAAGCTGGGCGAGGTTCCGGACGGCGTGCGGTTCATCACCGCATGGGCTGACGTGCAGGCCAATCGATTTGAGCTCATGCGCCGCGGCTGGGGCGTGCGGGGTGAAAGCTGGATCCTCGGCGTCCAGAAGATCGAGGCCGAGACAGCGACGGACCTGACCGCCTGGGATCTCCTGCTGGAGGCGCTTCAGCGACCGCTGCCTCTGGCGGACGGCTCCGGGCGAACGATGCGGCCGCGCGGCGTCGGCATGGACCTGGGCGGCGCTGCCGGCGTCACGTCGCGGGTCTACGAGGCGTGGTTGCGCTGGCGGAAGGCCGGCAGGGCGAAGTTCCTGGGGCAGGCGAGCGGGCGCCACGTGTGGGATGTGCTGCCGACACAGGGCGCGTCGGGCACGAAGGGCCTGAACACGGCGCGGCTGCAGGTGGTCTACCCGGAGGACGTCCGAGCCGACCGCAAGGCGAGCAGCATCGCCCGGGGTCAGGTGCCGGTGCTTCGCTTCAACGCGAACCTGTTTAAGGACGACCTGGCAGCGCAGCTCAACACGGCCGAGCCCGGTCCGTGGTTCGTGCACTTTCCCGCCGCGTTGAAGGACCGGGCCGGCCCGCCACACCCGTGGTTCGAGCAGCTGGTAGCCGAGAAGCGGACGCCGGCCGGGGCCTGGCAGAAGCTGACGACAGGCCAGCGGAACGAGGCCACGGACCAGATGGTGGGCACCCAGGCGCTGGCCCGGTTGCACGGCATCGGCCGGATCGACTGGGATAAGCCGCCCGCCTGGGCCGCGCCCTGGGACACGAATTCGCAGGTCGTGCTGGCCGCGACGGAGGTGCCAGCGCACGCCGCTGCGGCGACGCCCCCGCCCACCCGGCTGCAACAGCGACAGACCCGCCGGACCTTCCGGCGATCATCGATCATGGACTGAGGAGAGGCTGATGTCTGACACGTCCGCCTCTGCGGCCGCGAATGCTCTCGCCTATGCCGCCGCACTGCAGCGCCTTGCCGAGATCCGGGACCAGCTCACCAGCGGTGTCGCCAGGGTCAGTAAGGGCGATGAAATGGTGGTCTTCCAGTCGGTCGAGGATCTGAAGGAGGCGCTGGACATCCAGCAGGCCGAGGTGCTGCGGTTGGAGGGGCTGCTAGGGTTGCGCGTTGCGCGTCGCCCGGTGCGCCAGGTCGTTTTCATGGGCGGCAAGGGGCTCTGATGGGCGTCCTGTCCGCGATCGGGCGGCGCCTGCTCGGAGCGTCTGCCTGGGGCTCGCAGCCCGGCAGGGCCTTCCCCGGGGGCTCTTTCCCGGGCGGAGCCACGCAGGGGCTGGAGGCGGGTGCAGGGGCGCGGCGGCTTCGGAACTTCCAGCCAGGTGCGGCGCACGTCAACACGCTTATCGCGATGGCGGGCGGCACCGTCACGGAGCGCGCGCGATGGCTGGTGCGCAATAACGCATACGCCATCAACGCAGTGGATTGGTGGGGCAGTGCCGTGGTGGGGCCGGGCATCACGCCCTCATGGACCACCTCCGACCCTGCCCTGAAGAAGGCGCTGCGGGCAGCCTGGGACGACTGGACAGACGAGGCTGATGCCGAAGGGCTGACGGACTTCTACGGCCTGATGCGTCGCGGCGTGCGTGAGCTTTTCATCACGGGGGAGGTCTTCTTCCGCCTGCGCTATCGGCGTCCCGAGGACGGGCTGACGGTGCCGCTGCAGCTGCAGATGCTGCCCTCGGAGATGCTGGATCGGAACGACAACCGGACCCTGGGAAACGGGAATGTGGTCCGGCAGGGCATCGAGTTCGACCGGATCGGCCGGCGCGTCGCATACCACTTCTGGCGCATCCACCCGGCCGACATCACCGAGCAGGGTGCAGGGAGCGGCCAGAAGACGGTGGTGCCGGCCTCCGAGGTGCTGCACCTGCTGGACCCCGTCGAAGCCGGACAGCTCCGCGGCCTGTCCCGCTTCTCGAACGTCACCGTCCAGCTCTTCACCCTTGACCAGTACGACGACGCCGAGCTGGAGCGGAAGAAGACCGCAGCGCTCTTCGCGGGGTTCATCACTCGCAAGAGCAGCGCGATCGACCTGACCGATCCTGAGGTCGGCATGCCGATCGAGGCCGGCAGCCTGGTCGGTCATAACGGCGGACCGCCGATGGATGGCGTCCAGGTCGCTGGCCTGGAAGCAGGAACCATGCAAGTCCTCGCCGACGACGAGGACGTGAAGTTCAGCGAGCCGGCGGATGTCGGCGGCAACTACGAGGCCTTCCAGTTCCGGTCCCTTCTTCGGATCGCGGTCGGCTTGGGCGTGCCGTATCACGGCCTCACGGGCGACATGACGCGCGGGAACTTCGGCAATACCCGGGCCTCCTCCCTGGACGCCAAGCGGCGCACCGAGGCTTTCCAGTTCAGCGTGGTGGTATTCGGCTTCTGCCGTCGCGTCGCCCTGGCCTGGACTGCCCAGGCGGCGCTGGTCGGGGCGGTGCCCGGCATGTCGGCCGAGGCCTATGCCCGCGCCCCGCGCGCCTTCAACAGGATCCGGTGGATGCCGCCCCCCTGGCAATGGGTGGACCCCCTGAAGGACATGCAGGCCAACGTGCTGGCCGTAGACAACGGCTTCATTGCCCGCTCCGAGGTCATGGAGGCGAACGGCTATGACGCCGAGGAGACGGACGAGCGGCGCGCCGTTGACCAGGAACGTGAGAAGCGCCTCGGCCTGACGAAGAAGGTCGCGCCGGCCACCGCTGCGCCGACGCCGAGCCCGGACCCAGACGAGGGCGAAGACCAGGACCCGCCGGCGCCGCCCGGGCCCGCCAGGGAGTAACCGATGCCCCACCTGCCGAATGTGGCGGCGCGCCTCCTAGGCACGCCGCTGATGGTGCATGAGCGAAAGCTGCGCGCGGTCATGGCCGGCCTCGGGCCGCGACTGGGGCTCCGGCCGCAAGCCTTCGACGACGACTACGACCGGCCGCGCCCCGAGAGGCGCCCCTACATGGTCACGCCGGGCGGGATCGCGGTGGTGCCGGTGATCGGGCTACTGGCGAACCGTACCGGCTCCCTCGATGCGACCAGCTCGCCCATGCGCGGCTACGACGCCATCGTCTCCGACACGGAGCGGGCCGTTGCGGACAGCGCCGTGCGCGGCGTGGTCTGGGACATGGAGACGCCGGGAGGCGAGGCGCTCGGGTGCTTCGATGCAGCGCAGAGGCTGGCGGCCCTGCGTGGCCAGAAGCCGATCATCGCCTGCGCGAACGCCTATGCCTACTCGGCCGGATACGCGATCGCCTCCGCCGCCGACCTGATCTTCGTGCCGCAATCCGGCGAGGTCGGCTCCATCGGCGTGGTGGCCGTGCATGTCGATGAAAGCGGGGCCGACAAGCAGGACGGCCTGGCCTGGGAATACATCTATCAGGGCGCGCACAAGATCGACGGCAACCCGCACCAGCCGCTGACCGATGGCGCTCGGACCCTGCTGGAGGCGTCCGTCGCCTACCTCTACGGCCTCTTCGTAAACGGCGTGGCCGAGAACCGGCGGCTATCGCCGGAGGCTGTTCGGGCCACTGAGGCGCGCTGCCTCAACGCCGATGACGCCATCGCGGCCGGCCTTGCCGACCGGATCGGGACCCTCGCGGACGCGATTGCCGCCGCCGAAGGGCTCGCCACCCAGAGACTACCGCCCCGCGGCGCTTCCGCCGCGCGCACCACCTCTCCGAAAGGGAGCCGCATGACTGAGGAAGAGATGGCAGCGGCGCGCGAAGCCGCCGCTGCGAACGAGCGTGCCGTCGCTGCCGCCCGTGAGGAGGCCGCCCAGGCCGCCCGCGAGCACGCTGCCGGCATCATCCAGCTGTGCCAGGCGCACGGCCGGCCGCAGGACGCTGCCGCGCACATCGCCGCCGGCCGCAGCCGTGGCGAGGTCGCCGAGGCCCTGCTGGCCGCGAAGGCTGCCGAGCAGCAGCCCATCGTCACGGCGCACGGTGTGGGCGGCCCCGGCGGCGGCGACCAGCCGGCCACCGCAGCCGAGGTGAACAAGAGCTGGGCGAACTCCATCGCCCGCGTCTACGGCCAGCAGAAGGGGGCCTGAGCCATGGTGACCGTTCCGTTCGGCCGTGGGCCCGGCCACTTCATCGCCGGCGAGGCGAATTTCTGGCGGTCCCGCCAGCACGAGACGCTGATCACGGGCCAGAACCTCGTGGCCGGCACCGTGCTGGGTCGGATCACGACCGGTGGGAAGCTGACCCAGCTCGCCCCTGGCGCCTCCGATGGCAGCCAGAATGCCATGGGCATCCTGTTCGAGGACACGGACGCCACCGCCGAAGACAAGCGGGTGGTCGTCCTCGCTCGCGATTTCGAGGCCGATGGACAGGTTCTGACCTGGCCGGCCGGCATCACCGCCAACCAGAAGACCTCTGCCATCGCCGCTCTGCTGGCGCTCGGCATCGTCGTGCGCTGAAGGAGGCCTGACACATGGCTGCCCTCGACATCCTCTCCAATCCGGTCTTCAGCCCGATCGCCCTCACGAAGGCGATGCGGCTGATGCCCTACGTGCCCGGCTTCCTGGGGAGCCTGAACCTCTTCAGTGTTGACCGCATCCGGGACACGCGCGTCGCGCTGCGCCGCATCAACGGCAAGGTGACGCTGATCCCCACCACGCTGCGCGGCGGGGACCCAGTGATCGGCAACGATGAGGCGGCCACCGAGGTCTATCTGCAGACCCCGCGCCTTGCGAAGCGCCAGCGCAAGCAGGCGCACGAGCTGCAGAACCTGCGCAGCCTGGACGACGTGAACCAGCTCGTCACCGTGCAGGACGAGATCACACGTATCCAAGGCAACCAGCTGCAGGACCTGGAGCTGACCCGGGAGTTTCACCGCATGGGCGCCATCACGGGCAAGCTGCTCGATGCGGACGGGACCACGGTCCTGGCCAATTTCTACACCCTCTTCGGGATCAGCGAGCCCGCCCTGATCGACATGCGGCTGGATGAGCCCGACGCGGATATACGCGGCATCGTCACCGGCATCGTGCGCACCATGCGGACGCAGGGGAAGGGCGCGGTGACCATCCAGTCCCGCATCATGGCTCTGTGCGGCGACAATTTCTGGGACGCTCTGGTCGGCCACAAGCAGGTTCGAGAGACTTACCTGAACCAGGAGGGCGCCCGTCTCCGCGAGGGCGTGGCCTACGAGACCCTGGACTTCGGAGGCGTGACCTGGGTGAACTACCGCGGGACCGACGATGGCTCCACGGTGGCGATCAACACCGACCAGGCCCGCTTCTTCCCGACCAACGCGCCCGACGTGTTCGGCGTGGCCTACTCTCCGTTCGAGGCGGAGGACTTCGTCAACACCCCGGGCGAGGATGTTTACTCCATCATCGTGCGGGACCTGGAGCGTGGCTTCTGGTTCCAGCCGGAGATCTACAGCTACCCGCTCCACTACTGCCGGATGCCCGAGCTGCTCCTACGGGCGAAGAAGTTCTGAGGCGGCAGTGGTCGATTTTGACCGGCTGCTGCGCCGTCCGGTGATGCGGGTGTTTGGCAAGCCCGTCACCTACGTCTCGCCGGACGGGCTGGTCGTCCTCGGCCATCTGGTCGGAACGGTGAACCGGCAGGCCGTCGTGCTCGAAGGAGATGCGGAGAATACCGGGGGCATCGCGCAGATGCGCACCATCCTGCGCCTGCGCGCCGCGGACTTCCCCGCTGATGTCGAGCCAGAGCAAGGGGCCCTGGTGACGGTCGACGGGGAGCGGAAGGTCATCACCGACATCCTTGCCGATCCGGCTGGGTGGTATGACTTTCCCCTGGCGGACGCACCCGAATGAGCGCGGCTCAGCCTATCGGCCCCGGTTGGCGGGCCGACGTCCGGAATGTCGTCGCGCGCATCCTGAAGGAGCGCATCCCTGATGTCGGGGAGCGCATCTATCGTGCCCGGGTCTGGCCGGTGGGCGGCAACGCCAAGCCGGCCCTGCTGGTCTATGGCTATGCCGAGAAGAAGCAGCTCGTGAACCAGGGCGGCTGGCAGCACCAGTTCGATGTTGCGGCCAACATGGTCGTGCGCGTCCTCGTGGAGGGCACGGTGCCTGAGCAGGTCGAAGCGCGCTGCGAGGCGCTGGCCGGTCAGGTCGAGCGCGTGATCCTGCGCGCCCCGGAGCTTTTCGCGCCTCAGGGCGGCATCCTTCGTCGCTGCGCCGCCGTCGATACGCAGATTGAGGCGGCGCAGAAAGAGGGCGCCGTCGAGGTGGAAGCGACCATGCAGTTCCAACTCGTCTGGGACGAGATCTTCACCATGCCCGAGCCCGACACGTCCGAATGCGAGGGCGCTGATTACCGCCCCCAGTACCCCGCCCTGAACCCCACCCCGTAGGGAACCCCGCGATGTACGTGATCCCCGCCGAGGGCCTGACGGTCCCGGACCCAGTCCTGCGCGATCATCTGCCCCCTGAGGGGCGGGAGGTTACGCCCTCCGAATACTGGATCCGTCGCATCGCGGACGGGGACGTGAAGGAGGGCAAGCCGCCCGCTGCCGTCACCCGCGCCGCGGAGGCTGCCGAGAAAGCGGATGCCGATCGCGTGGAGGCGGAAAGGCAGGCCAGGAAGACCTCGGCCGCGAAGACGACGCCCCCGGCGGCGCAGGAGTGAGGCGAGATGGTATCGTTCAACGAAATCCCGGCCGGTGGTCAGCTCCGCACGCCGCTGTTCTTCGCGGAGCTGGACGCGAGCCGCGCCAACCGAGGGTCCGCGCTGAGGAAGACGCTCATCATCGGGCAGATCCTCGCGGGCGCCGTGATCGCCACGGGTGTACCGTCGCTGATGCAGGGGAAGGACTGGCTGAAGGGGGCGGCCGGGCAGGGCTCGATGCTGGCCCTGATGGGGGCGCAGTACCGAAACCGCGATGACTTCGGGCCGGTCTATGTCCTGCCCCTGGCCGACGACGGCGCGGCCGCCGCGGCGACGGGCACCGTCACTTTCACAGCCGCGCCCACCGCGGCGGGAACCTTCGTGCAGAAGGTTGCCGGGCAGCGGGTGGCAGTGGCGGTCTCGGCCACCATGACCACCGCGCAGGCGGCCACGGCGTTCAAGGCGGCGCTCGACGCGCTGCCCGACCTGCCGGTCACCGCCTCCGTCTCGGGCTCCGCCGTGACCCTCACGGCCAAGAACAAGGGGCTGGGCGGGAACGAGATCACCGTTACCGGGACCGACGACGCGGTTCCGGCCGGTCTGGCCTGGACGGTGGTCCAGCCAACGGGCGGCTCCGGGAACCCGGTGGCGGCCCTGACGAACGCTCTGGCCGTGCTGGGCGACAACGACTTCCACTTCATCGCCATGCCCTACACCGACACGGCGAGCCTGGATGCCTTGAAGGCGCACCTCGCCACCCGCTGGGCCTGGTCGAAGATGCTTTACGGCGGCGCCTTCGCCTGCGTGCGTGGCACGCTGGGCACGGTGACGACCCTTGGCACCTCGCGTAACGACCCGCATGTCTCGATCATGGGCGTGGACAGCGCGCCGGAGCCGGGCTGGATCTGGGCCGCTGATATCACGGCCGCGGCGGCGGTCAGCCTGCGCGCCGACCCTGGCTTGCCTCTGCAGACGGTGGCGCTGAACGTGCAGGCGCCTCCGCTGGAGAAGCGCTGGGGCCTGGGCGACCGGAACGCTCTCCTCTTCTCGGGCACCTCCACCTTCACGGTGGGCGACGACGGGCAGGTCCGGATCGAGCGGCTCATCACCACCTATCAGAAGAACGCCTTCGGGCAGCCGGACGACAGCCTGCTGGATGTTGAGCGGCTCTACCTCATCGCCGAGATCCTGCGGCGCCAGCGCGCCTATGTGGAGGCCACGTGGCCGCGCGCGAAGCTGGCCGACGACGGAACGGCGTTCCGACCGGGCAATCGCATCGTGACGCCCGGCATGATCAAGCGCGGCTTGATTGCGCATTACCGCAGCATGGAGGCGGACGGGCTGGTGCAGAACAGCGACGCCTATGCCGCGGCGCTGGTGGTGGAGCGGGACAGCCAGAACAGGTGCCGCGTGAACGGCATTGAGCCGATCGTGCCGATCGACCAGCTGCGGCAGGTGGCGATCCAGGCGCAGCTCCGGGACGCCGTGGGCGTCGCCGGCGCGCTGTAAGGAGGAAGGATCATGTCCGACACCACGCGCCGCCTTGCCGGCACTACCTACCTCACCGTTGATGGCCTTGCTTTCGCGGTGGTGGGAGAGCCGGGCTATCGGCTCGCCAGGTCCGTTCGCGAGACCATGGCCAGCGAAAGCGGGGTCGATGGCTATAGCGAGAAGCCGCAGGCCGGGTACATCAAGGCCCAGGTGCGCGACATGCAGGGCATCTCCATCGCCGATCTCGGCGAGATGACCAATGTCACGGTCGAACTGCAGCTGGCGAACGGCAAGACCATCACCGGTGTCGGCATGTGGCAAGCCGGCGACCTCGCTGTGAACTCTTCGGATGCGACCTGCACGGTCCAGTTCGAGGGCGATGACGTCACGAGCGACGAATGAGCCAAACCCTGGTGGAGAAGGTGAAGACCATCACCTTCGATGAGCCGATCTCGTTCAACGGCACCTCCTACACGGAGGTGACACTGCGGGAGCCGACATCGACCGAGTACGATGAGGCTGCGGCGAAGCAGGGCTTCGGCATGGCGCGCCACCTGATGACGACCATCGGCAAGCTGCCGGCCGGCGTTGCGGCGAAGGTGCCGGTGTCGAAGGTGCGGGAGGTGCACAACTTCATCCTGGCCTTCCTCCATCCCGCCCCTCCGCCCCCATCGCCCCCGCCGGAGCCCCCGCAGGAGGGGGATGCGGCGATCTTCGCCGCCATGCAGCTGCGCGAGCCGACCCTGGCGGAGCTGGAGGCGGCCGGCGTTGGCCGGATCGGCGTGGCCCGGCTTGTCCATTTCACCTCCGGCATTCCGCTGGAGGTGGCGATGCGCATGCCGATGAGCACGATGGCCCGCTGCGATGCCTATTTCGAGGGTTTCGCAAGGCCCGCCCGGGAAACTGGGAACAGCTGATCGCCGAGTTGACGGCGTTCTTCCCCGGCTGGGGTCCGGAAAGCGGGTTCAACCTCACGGTGACCCGCCTCCGGTGGTGGGTAGCGCAGCACAACCGTATCGTGAGGGAGCGGAAGGGTGGCTGAGACCGTCGGCAACCTCGCCGTCATCATCACGGCAACGGACAAGGCGACCGCGACGATCGGGCGGGTCCGCGACAGCCTGGATACGGCCCTGGAGCCAACACGGCAGCTGCACGCCGCCTTCAACCGGCTGGGTGAGGTGTCCAACCTCTCGCGCGTCGGCGGATGGATCGGCGCTGCGACGGGGCAGGCGCGGACCCTCGCCAGTACCCTGTCCTCGGCGGCATTCCCGCTGGCGGCCGGCGGCCTGGCGGCCAGCGCTGCCGCCATGGCCACCAGTTTCGTCACGGCAGGCAAGGGTCTTCTGGAGGGCTCCCGAAGCCTCGGCATGTCCGTCGAGGACCTGGGCGCCTTTCGCAACGCAGCGCGTCTGGCTGGCCTCAGTGCTGATGAGGCTCAGGGCGGGCTGGAGCGCTTCGACGCCGTTCTGACCGACGCCGCCTTCGGACGAAACCCGGCGGCCGTAGCGGCCTCGCAGATGGAGGTCCTCGGCTTCGCCATCCGGGATGCAGATGGCAAGGCCCGTTCCGGCGCGGATGCGCTGGGCGATCTGGCCGAAGCCTATGCCAAGCTGAACCACGATCCGAATGCCCAGGAAGAGCTTGCCCGCATTTGGGGCGTGGAAGCGCTGGACAAGTTCCTGCGCCGCGGGCGGGAGGGCGTGGCCGAGTTGCTGCGCCAGGGACGGGCCCGAGGCGTCCTCTCCGAAGAAGAGGCGAAGCAGGCCAAGCGCCTTTCGCAGAACTGGGACAGCATGCTCGTCAGCGCTGATCGGCTCACAATGTCGGTCGGCCTCGGCATGGCACCGTCCCTTCTCCGTGCGTCGAACGCCATGGATGAGCTTACCCGGGCGCATGGCGCTTGGCTGGGCGAGCGCGCCGGGGCTGCGGTGGAAGAGATCGTGGTTAGCCTAGCCGACATGGTGAGGACTGGCCGGGAACTCTACACGGAGTATCAGCGCCTCTCGACGCTGCCGTGGTTCCGCTGGTTCTTCGACCTGGACAGGGCGGGCGGCGGCAACGGCCGCTGGTGGAACCCCTTCGGCCCCATCGGCTCTCTACCGCCGGATCAGGGCGCGTCGGCGCCAGAGCGCCTGACGGGCTTGGCGTCCGGCCCCGCGCGCCGCCGCGCCAACGACTATGTCGAGCCCGGCCCGCCGCCGCGCGACCTGCTGGGTCTCATCGGGCGCGCGGAGGGCACAGATCGCGGTCGCGGCTACAACGAGACGCTAGGCTACGGTGCCTTTACCAACGGGCCGCAGAACCTCACGGGCATGACGCTGGACCAGATCGACCAGCTGCAGGCCCGGATGCTCCGGCACCCCGGGAACACGCTGAATTCCTCGGCGGTGGGCCGCTTCCAGATTACGCAGACGACCCTGCGCGGGCTGCGGCGAGAACTCGGGCTGACCGGGAGCGAGCGCTACGACGAGGCGATGCAGGACCGCCTAGCCACAGCGCTGGCGGAGCGCCGAGGCCTGCGCGCGTTCCAGCAGGGCGGCATCTCGGCCGCGGAGTTCCAGGCCCGGCTGGCGCAGGAGTGGGCCAGCATCCCGGATCCGCGCACGGGCCAGGGCTTCTACATGAACCAGCGTCGGCCTGGCGTGGATCAGGGCACGATCTCGCAGGTGCTGGAACAGGCCCGGCAGGGTCCTGCGGGGAATGATCCCACGCTGAACAGGCAGGTGGTGCCCCCGCCGTCTGCGGTGAACCCTGTGCCCGTCCTGCGCGCCCGGCCGGCCGCATCTGACGGATCGGAGGCACCCGCGCCGCTCTCCCTGCTACAGCCGGGGGCGGGTGGGCGTGTATCGGTCGATGTGCGCTTCGCGAACGCGCCGCAGGACATGACCGTCAACACCCGGGCCGATGGCGGCGCGGAGGTGTCCGAGGTGAGGGTAGAGCGCGGCATGATGGACTGGGCGGCGGCATGAGCGTCTGGCGCGACAGCCTCCGGCTGGCCAGCTGGCGTGGCCTCCCGTTCCAGGTCTCGGAGGGCGAAGCGACCGTGGGACGGCGGGTCCACGTCCACGAGTACCCCTTCAGGGATGATCCCTGGGCCGAGGATCTCGGCCGACGGACCCGCACCTTCGCCGTGCGCGGCTACCTCATCGGCGACGATGTGGCCGGCCAGCTGGCGGACTTCGAGGCGGCCGCGGAGCAGTCGGGCTCCGGCGAGCTGATCCACCCCTTCCGCGAGACCAAGACGGTCACGCTGCTGGGCTGCTCCTCGACGGATATCTGGGAAGAGGGGCGGGTCGTCCGCCTCGTCCTGCAGTTCGTGGAGACCGGCGAGCGGCGGTATCCGGCCAGCCTGCTGAATGGGCGGAATGATGTCGGCTCGGCCGCCGATGCTCTGGACCGGGCCTGCGGGGCCGTCGGCGCCGATGGGATCGCGGCCACCCTGGCGGGAGGCTACGGCGGTGCCCAGAGCATCGTGAGGACGGCGCAATCCTATGTCTCGGCGGCGCGGAGCCTTGTCAGCAGCGCGACTGGCGCGATCCGTTCCGTCACCTCCCTCGCCGGCATCGCGATCCCGGGCGTCTCCAGCCTCGGGAGGTTCCTCGGCAGCAGATCCGGCGTGGGGAGCGTGCTGGGAAAGGTGACCGGCCTCTCGAGCGGCGTCACCTCAGCACTCAGCCGCTTCAACCGGGCGCGGAGCACTGTGACCACCCTGGGGAGCAAGGTGATGAGCCTAGCAGGCAGCCTTTGAGCACGCCGGCCGAGTTGGTTGCGGCGATGCAGGCGCTGGTCGCGGCGGTCGGGGACACGGCCAGCGACCCGGCGGACCGCGTGCGGCTGATGGCGGCAATGGCGGTCGCGGAGGCGCCGCAGGGCGGCGATGGAGCACTGGCGGCCGTGGCTCGGCGCGCCGCGCTCGCTGCCCTTGCAAGGGCTGCTGCGGCCTATGCGCCTGCCTCCTACGATGAGGCGCTGGCCCTGCGCAGCACCGTCTGCGGCCTGCTGGCCGACGAGGAGGTGATCGCGGCCGACGCCGGGGAGGACACCGTGGCGGCAGCGCTACGCGACCTGCGCGGGGCGGTGTACCGTGACCTCACGGCGCGGGGCGCGAGCCTTTCGCCGCTGCGGCAGGTCACGTTGGCCGCGAGCCTTCCGGCCGAGGTGCTGGCGCAGCGCCTCTACGGCGACGCAGGCCGGGCGGACGAGTTGGTGGAGATGGCGGGCGATCCGCCAAACCCGGTTTTCATGCCGACCAGCTTCAAGGGGATGGCCAGGTAGGGATTAGCGAGCGCCTGTGAGGGTCGGGATCTGTCCTGCACCGCGAGCCCGCTCCATCTCGGCAAGGGCGGCGGGGTTGTACCGGCGAGCGCAGTTTCCCCGCATGTCGCCGGCCATGATCTCGCGGGCGGCGGCGTCCTTGGTAGCGATGACGAAATCGGTAACTTGTTTGGCCCGGCCGCCGGTGTAGGCGGCCTGGAAAGATAGGAAGTTCAGGTAGTCCTGCGACCACGGGATGGAGCGCCACTCGCAAAAAGCGGCCATCGTCGCCAGCGAAACGGCAGCCTCTAGATCGGCAGCCTGCTGGGCAGTCAACCCATCCGGGGAGGAGGCGGCGCGGGCAGGTGCTGTCGGGCACAAGAGCGCGAAAGCGGTTAGGGCGGCGGCGATCAGGCGCATGACGCCACCATAACGCGAAATCGGCCCTTGGGTCAGCAATCAGCGGAGATCCTACTTGTCGGACAGCCCGGTTCAGGTGCCGGAGGTGGAGCTCAAGGCCTCTGCCTCCGATGCGCGCCCTCTTTCACCGCCCCCAGCGCCTGGCGCCGACGCCGATCCGGACGACCTATCCCTGATCGTGGGCGGGCGGATCTGGAAGGGGTGGGACAGCATCTCCGTGACCCGCAGCTGTGAGCGCTTGCCCTCGGTCTTCACCGTCACCCTCACGGAGCGGTTCCCAGGCGAGGCGGACCTGGGCTTCATGCCGGGCGAGCAGTGCATCGTGCGGCTTGGCACGGCCACGGTGATCACCGGCCGTATCGACCGCCATCAGCCTGCGATCGACCCGAACCAGCACACCGTGCAGGTCACGGGGCGGAGCAACTGCAGGGAGCTGGTGGACTGCGCCGCCATCTTCCCGGGCTGGCAGATGAGTGCCAAGACGGTGAAGGGCATCGCCGACGCGCTGGCCGGCTACTACGGCATCAGCGTCTCCGGCGAGGATGGCCCGGTGGTGCCGCAGATGAACCTCATCCCGGGCGAGACCACCTGGTCCGTGATCGAGCGCCTGTGCCGCTTTGGCAAGCTGCTGGCCTATGACGACCCGGACGGGAACCTGGTGCTTTCGGCGGTCGGAACCGAAAAGCACGCGAGTGGGATCCGTGAGGGCGTCAACGTCATCACGGCCACCACCACCCTCGCTGCAGACCAGCGCTATTCCGAATACTGGGTCTATCTGCAGAGCACGACCGCGCTCTTCGCCCAGCTCTCAATGGCGACCGGCGGGGCAGGGATGCAACCGCCGGCCGGGCTCGCCAAGGACGAGGCGGTGCTGAACAAGCGCATCCTCATCATCCTGATGGAGCACGCCGGCCCCTACGACACGAAGGAGATCGCGCAGCAGCGCGCCGAGTGGGAAGCAGCCCGGCGTCGCGGCCGCTCAGAAGCCATCCGCGTGCGGGTTGATAGCTGGCGGGACAGCGCGGGCGAGCTCTGGCAGCCGAACAAGCTGCTCCCCGTGCACGTCCCCTCCTGCAAGGTGTTCGAGGCGGAGTGGATCATCGGCGAGGTGACCTACCGGCGTGGCCTCCAGGGAACGACCGCGGATCTGCTGCTGATGCCGCCTTCGGCCTTCGATCCCGTCTACCAGCCTTACCTGCCCTATAATGCACAGCTTGCGACATCCGCAGCGGAAGGCGAGCGACTTCGCCTAGAACGGGATCGCGCGGCAGCCACTCCTGACCGCCGCAGCCCGGCGCCTGCCCCGTGAGCGCCCGCGGCTGGATGGAGCGTCTGGGCACGACGCTCGGGCTCGGCTTCATCACTGCCACACGGGTGGATCGCGGCCGGGGCCGGAAGGCCCTCTCGGCCCAGGTGAGGCTCCCCGAGACAGGCGAGACGCGCGACGACCTGCCGGTGCTCGGTATCTACGGCTTCTTCTCCCGCCCGCGGGAAGGGGCGGACGCGGCGGTCATCTTCCTGGGCGGCAACCGGGGCTCGGGCGTGGTCGTCGCGACCGGGGATGGGCGATATGGGCCGGATCTCGCGGCCGGCGAGTTCGGCATGCAGCACCCGAGCGGCGCGGCCTTCATCATGCGGAACGATGGCAGCATTGAAGGGCATGCGCCGGGTGGCTGGAAGCTCACCGGCGGCCCGCTCACCCACAACGGGAAGAACGTGGGCGGCGATCACCGCCATACCGGGGTGCAGTCGGGCACGCAGAATTCCGGGGAGCCGCTTCCATGACCACGGTCGCCATCGCCTGGGACAACCTCACCGGCCAGGGCGGCTGGGCGCGCGACGCCGTCGGCAATCTGGCACTTGGCTCCGACTTGGAGGCGGCCGTCTGGACGAGCCTCTTCAGCGACCGCCGCGCGCTGCCGGACGATGTGATCCCGGACGGCACCGACGATCGGCGCGGCTGGTGGGGGGACACCTACGCCGACAAGCCGATCGGCTCCCGGCTGTGGCTGCTGGACCGCGCCAAGCGGATCCCGGAGACCCTGCGTCGCGCCGAGGATTATGCCCGCGAGGCGCTGGCCTGGCTGGTGGAGGACGGCGTGGCCGCACGGGTGGAGGTGACCGCCATCTGGGCCACGAACATCGGCCCGAACGCCATGGCCATCCTGCCGGTGATCATCCACCGCGACGGCCGGCGCCTGGACTTCCGTTTCGACTGGGCCTGGCAGGGAGCCTGAACGCATGCCTTTCGCGCGACCGACGCGGACCGCCCTCATTCAAGCGGCGCTGGCCGATCTTGCCCAGTCCCTGGGCCTCACGGCCGTGCTGCGCTTCCGGCCCGAATTCGCCATGGGCACGGCCTTCGCTGGGCTGGTGAACGGTCTCTACGGCTATCTGGACTGGATCGCGAAGCAGGCGGTGCCTGCCACCTCCACGGGCGAGTTCCGTGCCGCCTGGGCGGCGCTCAAGGGCGTGTTCCCGAAGGAGGAGACCTACGCCACCGGCACGGGCACCTGGCTCGGGACGTCGGGCTTCGTCCTCCCCACCGGCACGGCGCTGTCGCTGGTGGACGGCAGCGCGGCCTATGTGACGACCGCTGACGCCACGGTCGGGGACCACGGCACGGTCTCGGCGCCCATCACGGCCACCACGGCCGGGGCGCTGGCGAATGTGGCGGGCGGCACGGCCCTCGTGATCTCGGGCTCCGTGCCGGGCGTCACCTCGGCCGGCGTGGCTGACGGCCCGATCACCGGCGGTGCGCCTGCCGAGGACGTGGACAGCGACGGGTTCCTGACCCGCATGCTGTTGGCCTACGCCGAGCCGGCCCAGGGCGGCGCCGCCGGCGACTACCTCGACTGGGCCCTGGCCGTGCCGGGCGTCACGCGTGCCTGGGTCACGCCGAACGGCATGGGCGCAGGCTCGGTGGTCGTGCGCTTCATGATGGATGAGGCGCAGGCCGCGAATGGCGGCTTCCCGCAGGGCAGCGATGGCGTGGCAGCGGCGGAGACGCGCGCCGCGCCCGCCACGGGAGACCAGCTGGCAGTTGCGAACGCCATCTTCCCCGTGCGGCCCGTGACTGCCCTGGTCTATGCCGTCGCGCCCTCGGCCGAGCCGATCGACTTCGTCATCTCGGACCTCGCGGAGAACACCGCATCGAACCGCGCGGCGGTTGAGGCGGCGCTGGCCAAGATGCTGAAGGATCTGGGCGAGCCGGGCGGGACCATCTACCCGAACCAGACCAACGCAGCGATTGATGCTGTGCCTGGGGTCACCCGGTTCACCCTCGTATCCCCAACCGCGCCGGTCTCGGTGGCAGCCGGTGCGCTGCCTACTCTTGGCAACGTGGCCTTCAGCTGATGGCCGCCATCGCGCGCACGGTCGCGGAATACTCGGTCGCGCTCCTCGCCCTTCTCCCCCGCGGGAGGATCTGGCCTCGCGATCCCGACGCGACGCTGGCCGCCGTTGCACGCGGCCTGGCGCCCTCGGCGCAGCGGCTCGACGCACGGGCCGTGGATCTGCTGGCCGATGCCTTTCCGGGCACCGCCTATGAGCTGCTGCCTGAGTGGGAAGCCTCTCTCGGCTTGCCAGACCCGTGCTCAGGCCTCGCGCCGACACTGCAGCAGCGACGTGCCCAGGTCGTGTCACGCCTTGCCGCGAGCGGTGGGCAGTCCGTGCCCTACTTCGTCAGTGTGGCGGCGGCGCTCGGGTACGAGATTACGGTGGAGGAGTTTGCGCCCGCCCGGGCAGGCACCCTGCGAGCGGGCGGAGCCGTCTACGGCGAGGCGTGGGCGCATGCGTGGCGGGTTCACGCGCCAGGTGTGACCGTCACCTACTTCTCGGCCGGTGGTTCAGCGGCGGGCGAGCCGCTGGCCGCCTGGGGCAACGCATCCCTGGAGTGCGTACTGACCCGCCTCCGCCCCGCACACACCGTCGTCCAGTTCGCATACGGGAGTTGACATGAGGCGCATCAAAGGGCCCGGGGCCGTCACATCGAAGCCCGCCGTGGTCATCGCGTCCGGCCCAGAGGGCTACTTCACGAGCGGCGATCCGGGCGGCAGCGTCCCGGCGACCGTCGTGCCGGACTGGTGGCTGACCCAGCAGCAGGAGGAGCTGCTGGCCTTCCTGACTGCGGCAGGGATCACGCCGGACGCAACGGGCGCCGACATGGCGCAGGTTCTCGCCGCGGCGCGTGTGCTCTTCGGCGGCACCGGCTCCCTCACCAATCCCGGATGGATGCGGCTGCCCGGCGGTCTCATCATCCAGTGGGGCAAGGGTACGACGACCGGCACCTCCGGCGTCACGATCACCTTTCCCTTCGCCTTCCCGAACGCCTGCTTCACCTTCCAGCCCACCGACGAGGCGGATGCCGCAGGCTCGGTCAGCATCGCGGTAGCCATGGGCGGGCGCCCAATCAGCCGTTTTGCCGGGGAGGCGCGCCATGCCGATGGCACCTCGGGCGGCTTCTACTGGATGGCGCTCGGTTGGTGAGGAGTGATGTGATGCAGGTCTTCTACAGCGCCAGCGTGAATAGTTTTTTCAGCCCAGCCATCCACGGCGATGCGATCCCGCCCGACGCAGTGGAGATAGGTGCGGAAGAGCACGCGGCGTTGCTGGCCGAGCAGGCAGCTGGAAAGCTTATTCAGGCCGACGGCGACGGCAAGCCATTCGCTGCTGAGCCGCCGGCTTCTGAGACGATCGTTCGCACTCTCAAATCCGACATCTGGCGCCGTTGCACGGACGAGGAGGCCGAGGCCCTTGAGGCGGCACTGAACGCCGCCCCGGTGCGGCTGCGTCGGCTCTTCAACGATAGCACGATCCTCGAAAGCAACTGGCCTGAGTACGAGGCGCTGCGATCTGGCATTGTCCAGGCCGTAGGCGAAGAGCGCGCCGCCGAACTGCTGGCCGCGAGCCAAGCCTAACCACTCCTCTCACAACCTGCCCCTTCGAACCGCGCGCCTCCGGGCTGCGCGGCGATACCTACTTGCGAGGTGCTGATGGACCAGACGTCCTATCCCGTGGACGTGGTGCTGACCGTCGAGGCTGGCCCCACGACCGGGGTCCGTCCCTCGGTGCCGCGGTTCCTTGTCGGTGAAGCCGTGGTGCTGCGCATCTCGGCGGCCGGGCAGGGCACGGGGCAGTTCGTCAACCCCTCTGGGTGGTCGGTCGAGGTGCTCCGCCCAGACCTCTCTGACTGGTTGGAGATTGTCCTTCCTGTCGTTCACAAGGTGGCCGACGGGGAGTTTCGCTTTGTCCTCACCCTGGACGTGGCGGGCCCCTGGATCGTGCGCATCAGGTGCTCCGAGCCGAGTGCTTCCGTCGGCCTGGTGCGTATGCTGGCGGTGGATGCCGGCGCACCTCTCGGTCCCGCACTGCTCGCCAGTCCCGATACGCTGCTGACCACGCCCAGCGTTCAGCCCTTTCGGGCGTCGCTGGTCACCAGCCTGGCGCCAATGGCTCCCCTGGCCGGCGACGAGACCATGGTCGGCGTGCAGCTGGATGGAGAAGGCATTCCGCAGGCTCGCACGCTCACTGTCCAGACCGTGCGCAACGATGTGCTGGCCGTCGTCCAGCCCATTGCCACCGAGGTCACCACCGCCGCCGCCGCCGTGCAGGAGGCGCGGGTGGAGGTGGAGGGGAACAAGACGGCCGCTCAGCAGGCGGCAGAAGCGGCGCAAGCCGCGGCTGCCCCCCTCACGGATGCTGTGCAGGCGGTGCAGAGCTTTGAGCCACGCGTGCAGGCTCTCGACGCGCAGCTCGGCCCGTCTAATGCCGAGTTCTCACTGAGCGGTACCAAGGCGGTGGCGGGCGTCAGCGGACCGGATGGGAAGGGCGTGCCGTTCCTGCTGGCCGATGGCCGCCTGGTGCAGCGTGGAGCCACGGGACTTGAGCGGGTTCTGACCGGGGCGGAAACGGACGCCAAGGTGACCGCCGGGATCGCGCCCACCGCAAACGCCCTTGCTTCCGAGGTGTCGACCCGATCCGGCGTGATCAGCTCAACTACTGACGCCTTCTCGCTGGGAGGTGTTCCGGCCGTCGCGGGGGTGCAGGGCGCGGACAGGCGTGGCGTGCCCTTTCTGCTGGCGGACGGAAGGCTGGTGCAGCGCGGGCCGAACGGCCTGGAGACTGTGCTCACCCGGGCCGAGGTGAACGCCCTACTCGCGTCATTCCAGCCCGCGACCGTGACGCCGGCCTATAGCTACGACGCGACGGCCCACTTCTCGACACCGACTTATGCGAGCCTCTGCTACATCGCCGCAGCCTATGGGCAGTCCAACTCCATGGGCCGCAACGACAGCACCGACACGCTGATCTCCACCACGCCCCGCTATCCCGAGCACGCCCTGATGATGGGCACCACGGCGCAGGCGCTTGGGGCGGCGCAGACCACCCTGAACCCGCTGGTCGAGACCGTGTCCAACGGAGGGCGTGAGACGGCGCTCTCCGGCTGGGTGAACCACGCGATCTCCGCGATCGACGCCGTGGGCGGCACACGCCCGCACTTC